CATCATTCAACCACGATGCCCGGAATTTAACATACTAGCGGGTTGTTACATTAGAAAAGCAGAGAAGCTGATTATTAGAGGACTTAACAAGCTTTGGGGCTCACTCGTAGTGCTCAAAGGACTTAATGCAGCGAAAACCGGACAGGTTATCGCGCATAAATGGTCGAAGTTCGCAAATCCCGTATTCATAGGTATGGATGCTAGTCGATTTGACCAACATACTTCAGTTGCTGCTTTGCAGTGCGAACATTCTGTGTACTTAAACATGTTCACAGGGGAAGACAAGCAAAGACTAAATGACTTGTTAACCTTACAATTAGTCAATAGAGGAGTTATTTATTGCAAAGATGGGAAAATTAAATACACGGTTCAAGGTAACCGTATGTCTGGAGACATGAATACCGGTATTGGCAACATCATCCTGATGTGTATTATGTGTCACGCATACATTAAACACCTGGGAATAGAAAAGTACGAATATATCAACAATGGGGATGATTGTGGATATATTGTGGAAAAATGTGATGGAGCTCGACTCGCTCAAGAAGCTTATGCTTGGTTTTTAAGACTAGGCTACGAAATGGAGGTGGAACCACCCGAATACGACTTGGAAAAGGTGGTATTCTGCCAAACCCAACCGGTTTGGAATGGTAAACAATATATTATGGTAATACAATACCCACGATGCGTGGCTAAGGATCTTGTCACCACCAAACATTTCAATAATTCTAAAGGCTTCGACAGGTACCGAAAATCATTGTCAGAATGCGGGTTGTCACTAACAGATGGCATACCAGTATTAACCCATTTTTACCATGCGCTTGGAAGAGGCGCAAAGGAAGGACTCAAAACGAACGAGTTCGCCACTGGTATGCAATTTATGGCGGCGGGTATGGAATACCAATCGCGGAACATTTCCGAGGAGTCAAGATATTCATTTTATCTTGCTTTCGGAATCTTGCCAGATGAGCAGGCCGCGCTTGAACAGGACTTTAGTCTCACTGAAATCCAATACCACTCCAACCTAACTCCCTACTGATATTAGTTCAAACTAACCGAATACTAATGTCACGACCGCGAAATAAAGCGGCAATTAATCCGAAAAACAGAAAAAC